ATCAATCAGGAATGTGGCAACAAGCTCCATTTGATGTAAAAATTTCTGGTTTTACTGGAGATCAAAGAATAATAACCGTCGGCAACACAGGAACGCCATTTGTAGTTGCGCCAACTGGAACATCTGGCTTATTTATATGGGATCAAGCAACGACAACATGGATTCCGTTTTCTGGCAGCACTGGCCCACAAGGAATAACAGGTCAAACTGGTGCAACTGGCGCAACGGGCGCAACGGGCTCAACTGGCGCAACTGGCAGCACGGGCGCAACTGGTGTTACAGGCGCAACTGGTTCAACTGGCAGCACTGGCTCTACGGGCAGCACTGGCGCAACTGGCTCTACTGGTGCAACCGGCTCTACTGGCGCAACAGGCTCGACGGGCGCAACGGGCTCTACTGGCAGCACTGGCTCTACGGGCAGCACTGGTGCAACGGGATCGATTGGCGCAGCTGGCGCAACTGGTGCAACGGGATCGACGGGCGCAAACGGTGCAACTGGCTCTACTGGCGCGACGGGCGCAAACGGTGCAACTGGCTCTACGGGCGCAACCGGCTCTACGGGCGCAACCGGCTCTACTGGCGCGACGGGCTCGACTGGTTCTACTGGCTCTACTGGCGCAACGGGGGCTGATGGCGCAACGGGTTCTACTGGCGCAACGGGCCCTCAAGGAAATACGGGCGCAACGGGCTCTACGGGTGCAACGGGCGCGACAGGCTCTACGGGCGCGACGGGCTCTACTGGCGCAACTGGATCGACTGGCGCAACGGGCCCTCAAGGAAATACGGGCGCAACCGGCTCTACAGGTGCAACGGGCTCTACTGGCGCAACTGGATCGACTGGCGCAACGGGCCCTCAAGGAAATACGGGCGCAACTGGATCGACTGGCGCAACGGGCTCTACGGGTGCAACGGGCTCTACTGGCGCAACTGGATCGACTGGCGCAACGGGTTCTACTGGCGCAACGGGCTCGACGGGCTCAACTGGCGCAACGGGCTCTACTGGCGCGACGGGCTCGACTGGTTCTACTGGCGCAACGGGATCGACTGGCGCAACGGGCTCTACTGGTGCAACGGGGTCTACTGGCGCAACGGGGGCTGATGGTATAACTGGCTCAACGGGTTCTACTGGCGCAACGGGCCCTCAAGGAAATACTGGATCAACGGGCTCTACTGGCGCAACGGGCCCTCAAGGAAATACTGGATCAACGGGCTCTACTGGTGCAACGGGCTCTACTGGCGCAACGGGCCCCAGGGGCTCGACTGGTTCTACGGGCTCTACTGGCGCAACGGGCGCAACTGGCTCTACTGGCGCAACGGGCGCAACTGGCTCTACTGGCGCAACTGGTTCAACTGGCGCAACGGGCCCCAGGGGCTCGACTGGTTCTACGGGCTCTACTGGCGCAACGGGAGCAACGGGCTCCGCAGGTTCTGCTGGCGCAACGGGCGCAACTGGCGCAACGGGCGCAACTGGCTCTACGGGCGCAACTGGCTCTACGGGCTCAACTGGTGCAACTGGGGCTGATGGTATAACTGGCGCAACGGGTTCTACTGGCGCAACGGGCCCTCAAGGAAATACGGGCGCAACGGGCTCTCAAGGAAATACTGGATCAACGGGCTCTACGGGCGCAACTGGCAGCACAGGCGCAACCGGCTCTACGGGTGCAACGGGCTCTACTGGTGCAACAGGCGCCGCAGGTTCTGCTGGTGCACAGGGCGCGACAGGAGCAACTGGTTCTACTGGAGCAACGGGCCCTCAAGGGGCGCTTGGACCATTAGCAGATTTTTGGCGTAAACCTATTGGAGGAACTGGTTTGCCTGATGGTATAAATGACGTTACAACACAAATTTTTCATGGAAGTGATATTGGAGTTGGAGTTAATGGGGTTGTGTTAATGGGATTAGGAGGAAATGATATAAATACAAATGTTAGAGTTGGACAACAAGCTTTGAATACTAATAATGGTGGTGATAATAATGCAGCATTTGGAAATTTAGCAATGCGAGATAATACATCTGGAAATAGAAACGTTGCTGCTGGTTCAGAAGCTCTTAAAAGTAATACAACTGGAGATGATAATATTGCAATAGGATTTGAAGCTTCTCGGGATAATACGGCTGGGTCGGATAATATAGCTATAGGCCCTCAGGCTCTTAAAATTAATACAACTGGTGATAGAAATGTTGCTATTGGAAGAGAAGCACTGGAAGATAATACATCAAGTGATAATGTTGCTGTAGGCTTCCAAGCAGCAACTAATAATACATCTGGAACTAATAATATCGCCGTTGGCCCTCAGGCTCTTTTATTGAATACTGTTGGTAGTCGAAATGTGGCTGTTGGAGCAGATGCGTTACAAAATAATACAGCTTCTGATAACGTGGCTGTTGGGTTTGAAACTTTACAAAATAATACATCTGGAACTAACAATATTGCCATTGGCCCTCAAACCCTTCAATTAAATACTGTTGGTGATAGAAATATTGCAATTGGAAAGGATGCTTTAGATTCAAATATAAATGCATCAGATAGTATTGCGATTGGTTTTCAAGCTTTAGCTGGTTTTAGTGGAACCGGAGGCGGAAGTATAGCAATTGGTTCGAGTGCTTTGAAATCAACTATAAATAATGGTAACGGTACTAATATAGCTATTGGATTAAATTCTTTAACATCTCATAATGGAGGAGTTTCAGAATTTAAAAATATTGCAATAGGAACTGCATCATTATTTGCAGCTACTAGTTCACGCGATATTGTTGCAATTGGTGATAATGTTGCTAGAAATTTGACAACAGCTCGAGACGTTGTTGCAATTGGATCAGAAGCATTTTTTGGTCAAAACGGTAGCCGTGATATATGTATTGGAACATATGCAGGAAGAAATAACGTTGCTGGGGCGTCTGGTCCATCTGGGCCCGGTACTATATTTCCACAATTTAATGATAGTATTTTTATCGGTGATAGAGCAGGAGTTAGAAATAATGCAAGCACGTCAATTGGTATTGGTTCGAGTGCATTAGCTCAAAATGTTACTGGAAATTCAGGTATTAATATAGCTATTGGCCATTCTTCTCAAACTATAAATACACTTGGAACACAAAATACTTCAATTGGTTTTCAAACTTTGTCTCAAAACATTGTTGGTAGTAACAACAATGCATTTGGACATTTGGCATTGAGAAACAACACAGGTGGTAATAATTTAGCTATGGGTACAAGAGCTGCATATTCACAAACTGGCACAACTGGAAATATTGCTATTGGTCATTATGCTCAAAGATTGTCAACTGCAGTATCTGAAGGAATATCAATAGGAAGTTTTTCTGGAGAAGTAGATAAACAAAGTAACTCGGTTTCAATAGGCAATCAAGCAGGACGATATAGTCAACAATCAAGTGCAATTGCAATCGGTAATTTAGCCGGCAACACAGGTCAGCAGGGAGGTGCCATTGCAATTGGTCCACAAGCTGGTCAAAATAGTCAACAGTTACGAACTGTTGCCATTGGTGCCGGAGCCGGACAATATAATCAACAAGCTAGAACAGTAGCCATAGGAAGTTTAGCTGGTAACACAGGACAGCAATCTTATGCGGTTGCAATTGGTTCACAAGCTGGTCAAATTAGACAATTTGATAATGCAGTTGCAATTGGACCACAAGCTGGTTTTAATGTCCAAGGACAACGAGCAGTTGCAATTGGTTCGTTAGCAGGTCAGATTTCACAAGGAGGTGATTCAGTTGCAATCGGTAGTTCTGCAGGAAATACTGGGCAGAAAGCGGATTCAGTTGCAATTGGTAGTTCTGCAGGACAAATTGGACAACAAAGTTATTCGATTGCAATTGGAAGTGATGCAGGTGGGTCACTTCAGTCATCCCAATCAATTGCAATTGGAACTGTTGCTGGTTTTTCATCTCAGTCAATCGATGCAGTTGCAATCGGAACACAAGCAGGACGAAATAATCAATCGCAGAATTCGATTGCAATTGGTATTTATGCTGGACAAAATACTCAATCATCTCAATCGGTTGCAATTGGTCCACAAGCAGGACGGACATCCCAATCATCTACATCTGTTGCAATTGGTAGTTCAGCAGGTCAGACAACACAGCAATCCGATTCAGTCGCGATTGGTACACAAGCGGGACAAACAGGTCAGCAAGCTGCATCAGTTGCGATCGGTGAACAAGCAGGAAAAAATGGGCAACAAACAAATACAATTGCGATTGGTCCTCAATCAGGGCAATATAACCAGCAAGCCAGTGCGATTGCAATTGGTTCATTAGCTGGTAAATATTCACAATCGACAGTTGCAATTGCAATTGGAAGACAGGCAGGGTTTACCGGACAGAAATCGGGTGCTGTTGCGATTGGAGCATATGCAGGTCAGACGAATCAAACTAACGATGCCGTTGCAATTGGTCCACAAGCAGGAGAATCTTCACAATCAAATTATTCAGTCGCAATTGGAAGACAGGCTGGTCAAACAACGCAGTTAGTTAATGCAGTTGCAATTGGTAATTCGGCTGGACAAACATCTCAACAAGTAGAGTCGGTCGCAATTGGAAGACAGGCTGGTCAGACAACACAGCAAACTAGTTGTGTTGCAATTGGTACATTAGCAGGACAAGTTGTTCAACAACAACGAGCAATTGCTATAGGTCGCGAATCTGGACGATATGGTCAAGGAGATAGTTCAATTGCAATTGGTTTAAATGCCGGATTTACCGGTCAGCTTAATAATTCTGTTGCGATTGGGTCCTATGCTGGTAGATTTTCTCAATTACAAAACTCTGTTGCAATTGGATCACAAGCTGGACGATATAGCCAATTACAATATTCAGTCGCTATAGGTAATAATGCAGGCCAAACTGGTCAGGGTGACACAGCTGTTGCGATTGGAAATAGCGCTGGTAGAGTTGCACAGAGCATGAGAGCAACGGCTATTGGTTTTAACGCAGGCCAATATAATCAAAGTGATGGATCAGTGGCTTTGGGAACCGATGCCGGATTTAGATCTCAAGGATCCAGTGCCGTAGCGATTGGTTCATCATCTGGAGCAACTGGGCAAGGTACGGGAGCAATAGCGATTGGTGGGTCTGCTGGACGTGAGGGGCAACAAAGATATTCAGTTGCAATAGGAAGATATTGTGCACGAGATTTTCAAGGAGAAAATTGCATAGCGATTGGTCAAGAAGCTGGCTTTCTCAGACAGAGTAATAATGCCATTGCTATGGGTCAAAATGCTGGTAGATATAGTCAAAATGGGGAAGCTATTGCTATTGGAAGAAGTGCTGGCGAGACTGGACAACGAGGAAGCTGTATAGCCATTGGTCAGGAGTCTGGAAGAGTAGCACAAGATAGTTCATCGGTCGCTATTGGAGTCAAAGCCGGTGAAACTAATCAGAGTTTTGAGGCAGTTTCACTAGGTCGATATGCCGGCAGATATAGTCAAGGTCAACGAGCTGTCGCTATTGGAAACCAAGCAGGTTTTACAGGTCAACAAATTAATGCTGTTGCAGTTGGTAATCAAGCAGGACAACAAAATCAAGGAAAATATTGTGTTGCAATTGGAAATACTGCAGGTCAAACTGGACAAACTAATTATGCAGTCGCAATAGGTGGTAGAGCTGGTCAATTTGGACAAAAAGGTTCAGTTGCAATTGGAGTTTTTTCTGGACAGTATAATCAAGAAGCCGGGGCAGTTGCAATTGGTAACCAAGCCGGAAATAATGGTCAAATGTTTAATTCAGTCGCAGTTGGCGTAAGTGCCGGCCAAACGTTTCAAGGTTCCGAAGCTGTTGCAATTGGGAGAATAGCTGGACAGACTGGCCAACAAGTTAATGCCGTTGCAATTGGTAACCAAGCCGGAAATAATGGTCAAATGTTTAATTCAGTCGCAGTTGGCGTAAGTGCAGGACAACAAAATCAAGGATCTCGTTCGGTTGCGATTGGTGTTGATTCTGGTAAATTTATACAGGGTGATAACTGTGTAGCAATTGGTAATTTAGCCGGCGAGACTGGACAACAAGGTAATGCCGTTGCAATTGGTAACCAAGCCGGAAATAATGGTCAAATGTTTAATTCAGTCGCAGTTGGCGTAAGTGCAGGACAACAAAATCAAGGATCTCGTTCGGTTGCGATTGGTGTTGATTCTGGTAAATTTATACAGGGTGATAACTGTGTAGCAATTGGTAATTTAGCCGGCGAGACTGGACAACAGACAAATGCCGTTGCAATTGGTTCACAAGCCGGCCAAACGTTTCAAGGTTCGGATTCTGTTGCAATTGGAAGAGAATCGGGTTTGACTGGTCAGGCAAATTATGCAATTGCCATAGGTAGGGGAGCAGGTCTTCAAGCTCAAAAGTTCGGGTGTGTTGCAATTGGTCGATATGCAGGTGTTAATTTTCAAGATTCAAATGGAATTGCTATTGGAAACGACGCTGGAAGATCTTTTCAAAAGGATAGCTCGGTCGCAATTGGTAAACAAGCCGGCAAAACGTTTCAAGGTTCGGATTCTGTTGCAATCGGCCGCTATGCCGGTAGATACCAGCAACCAGCAGATTCAGTAGCGATTGGCTTCCTAGCCGGAGAGACTGGTATTCTAAGTAGTGTGGGATCATTAATTGCGATTGGTCCAAGAGCTGGAAGAACAGATCAGGGAGGTATATCAGGGTTTGCAATCGCAATAGGAGCTGCCGCAGGTATTACTGGACAGCCAGCACATTCTATTGCTCTCGGAAAAGATGCAACCCCAACAGCTCCAACTGGATTGTTCGCAGTCCGTGTAAATAATACTTCGGCACAAGAATTTAAAACATCGTTTACTACAACTGCAACTGCTCCAACTGGTGGTATTGTTTATTTAATATGTAATATAGGTGGTACAAATTATAGAATATTACTGCAACAACCATAATAAATTTTTTCATATTTAACAATATGAAATTACAAATAATATTTCAAACAAAAATTTAAATTATCCGGTTCCAATAAATCTTTAATTTTATGAAACTGGCTAGGATTAAACTCTGCTATATCCATCAATACATCTTGATTAGCTTCATTTATATAATCATCCTTCCAATAATTAATTATCAAGTTTCTAAGCTCTAAAATATCATCATTGTCACGAGCTTTAATGAATTGGTCCATTTTTAAAATATTTATTAATTAATAAATATTCAATTTTTTTTATTCCTAGAAATAAAATGACTTGTGTACAAGGACACATACGATCCGGTTATACCAGACAAGACGGAGTAAAAGTTAAACCAACATTTGTATGCACAAAAACTAAAAATCTCATCGGACCCTTGAAAAAAGGCACGTTATCACAATTTGGCTATTCAATTGAACAAACCGCAGCAGTCAGACGTCAAGCCGTCAAAAAAGCCGTAAAGAAATACGGAGCACTCGCAATCTTTCGTAAACTAAACGCAGTTGCAACATTACAAAAAAATTCAAACCCAGATAATAGTAAAAAATTTAAAGCAGATGCAACTTGGTTAAAGAAAGAATATGGAATTTAATCCATCAAAGCCACCAATTTATCTATTAATTCATTTAGTTGATCAAGTGTATATGGAGTTAGACACAGTTCTTCATAACGTTTTAAAAAGCTCATTTGATATTCCCTAGTAATAGATTCTTTTTCATTACCACGGTTTCTCAGTGCGATTCTTTCCATGGCAGTATCTATTGGAACATTTAGATAAATATGATCTAAAATATAACCTTTTTCTCGTAATTCACGATCTTTTTCATAATGTTTTTCTTCCATCATTTTGTATTCTTCATCTGTTAATATACCGTTTTTCCAATGATTGTATGAAAATATCGTATATGCAGCCAAATGACCACGTTCCATTATAATAAAATCTACGTCATTTTTAAATGCCTCTTCTAAATCTTCTATAAAACTTTCCATAATAAAACATTGCAATTTAAACGCCCATTTCTTAGGATCCTCGTAAAATTTTTCTAATAGACCACTAGCCATCCATTTTTCAATAGGTTCATAAATGACAGTCAGCGACGGATATTTAGATTTAATATTTTCTAAAAAGGTCGATTTACCAGCCCCTATGAGCCCGTCCACCATCAAACATACTTTTGGCATTTTCTATTTATAATAGAAATTTATATTATATTTAAATTTTTTATATTTTAAATGGAATGTTATAATTTCAAACAATATAATTTTGATGATGGATTATTCAACGTTGATGCGACTTTTATTATTCACTTGGAAGGGACAGATAGAATAGAAAATATAAAATCTCAATTAGAACGCTATAAACCTTCTAAAAAAGTTTATATAGTTTATAATCAAGGTTATAAAAAATGTAAAAAACCAAATGTAACATCTCCACCTACAGATCTTGTTGCAACTTTTTTAGAAATATTTAAATTTAGCCAAAATATGAAAAGGATTTTAATTTTAGAAGACGATTACGATTTTACAACTCTAAAACAAGAGGATATAAACAATGTAAATCATTTTATAATCAAAAATAAGAATTATATTTATCAATTAGGAACCGTTCCATATATAAGCCGTCCTGTAGATGGTACTACATCACAGGTTTATTTATCAACTGGTGCACATGCTTGTATTTATAGCAATGAATTTATAAACAAAACATTAAATCATAAAGAAGAAATTTTAGATTGGGATTGGTATATAAATATATATGGTACCCGATATATGTACAACACACCTTTATGTTATCAAACATTTCCAGACACTGAAAATAGTAAAAACTGGGGATTTGGAAGTAGTATATTAAGGATGATTTATAAATTCTTAAATATGGATAAAATTGCAGAACCAGGTTATACAATTTTTTATTATTTTTCTATTCTATTGCCATTATTTCTAACAATAATTTTAATTTATATTTTTGTTAAATTTTTACAAAAATAAAAATATTTATTATAAAATGGACTGGATTATTCCACTCTTAATTGGCATTGCCCTTACAGTCATACTCGGTTCTTTATTATCCATAGGATCGCAAAGCTTATACAAACCTGCGCCTGCATCCACGCCCACTCCCCAAACTGTTACAGATGCAGTTGTTTATCCCTCAACTTTTACATATCCATTCATGCCATATTATTTTAATCATTATCCTTATAGACCATATCCCCGCAATCATCTCATTGGCCCCAATGGATGCCTCGGTGGAAAATGTGGAGGAGGTCTTATTGGCCCCAATGGATGCCGCGGAGGAAAATGTGGACGCAGAGGAAGATTAAATTGATTTTTAAAATCTAAAGTTTAGAATATTCACTCATAACTAAACATGACAACCATTACATTTTCTGAGGAGCAAGTTGCCAAGATTTTTGAAAATCTTTGTGACGAACATGACATTTTTTACGAGCAATATCTGTTTGAGAATATTAACTGGACCGAAATGAAAAGTGTCGAGGAGTTTCGCGATCAACTTGTTCAATGCATCCAAAACAAAAAAATTAAAGTGGATATTTTGCAAGTTATTAAGGACAGTTTATATGGCTGTTTTAAAAACGATCAAATGACGGTTCAACTCGACGAAACTAACGATGGAGCGTTTCTCTCAATTGTCAATTGGGATGTCTATGGCGACGACCAACCTGAATCACTGTTTATTCCCAAAGAAAAGAAAAATGATTTCATTTTGTATCTAAAAAACATGATTGAACGTTTGGAAAAACTATAAACAATATCTATTACTTTCATATTTAAAAATATGAAATTATACGATTTTCCACACGTTGCGACAATTGATACAATTCGCGTATGCATCTGTTGATTCATCGCCACTCCTCGTTTGCAGTGAAACAATATAAACTTCTTGACCTTTGCACTTGTTGCATTTATAAAGCCCTTTGACAGCTTCTTTCTTACGCGTGTCAAATTCAATGACAGTTTGTTCTGCGAGTTTGCATGACTGCCAAAGTGATAGCTCAAAAAAAGGCGTTTTACAAGATAGTTCTTTATAGGTTGTTGGATATTTCTTTTTACTCGCCAATAAATTATATTTCTCTTTTAAATCTGATTGTCTTTGTTTAATCTTTTTTTCCTTTTTATCATCGCTATCTTCCTCTTCTTCCTCCTCTTCCTCTTCGTCATCTAAAGGCTCAATCTCCTCCTCTTCTTCATACACGATTTGTTCAACGTCTTCATGATCTTCTAAATAATTTGGTTCGTCTTCCATTTATATTTTTTATATTTTTATTTTTATATTTCAATTTATCCGGAAATAACCCTTTAGTTCTTTTAGATTTTTAGCATATGCAACATTTGGATAGTAATCCATTGCTGCTTGAACTAGAATATGATCAGCTGAAACAATTAAAATTTTAGTTGCTGGATATAAAAACATTAATTCCCCTAAAGTAATTAATATTGCTGCATCTGCAGAATCACGACTTGTTGTTTTTGAAACATTTAATTTCATTTTATCATAATTCTCGCGATGACTTGACGGCCCTACAAATACTTGTACAGTTACATTTACAAACGAAACATCTGGATGAGCAAGCCATTTCCAACAATCGACTCTTTGATCTCCGTCTAAAAGTATAATGGTGGTTGTAGGAGGACTGAGAAGAATTTTATTTTCATTTTTCATACGATTCCAAAGTTTGTTGGCTACGTCGAGTTTTGCGTCGCTTTTACAAGAATGTATCATACTTGTAATAGAATCAACAGTACACGTCCACTGAGTACCATGACCTTCAAATGTAAAAGTTGGAACTGGTTTTGAATTTTTCAAACACCAATTATTAATTTCTGAAATTGCATTCATTTTCTAAAAATGAATATAGTTTTTATTTTTCAATTTGTTAAAGTAATTGTAAGGTGATTTCCATCACCATCTGCAAATGTTACAAGTGTACTAGTTAAACCTGGAAGACTATTAATTTTCTTATCCAATTCATCACACTCTGAAATTAATAGCCCATCTAAATCAACCTTAATATATGTTTGTTTCTTTGTAAGTGCAACGTTGATAGTATTGTAGATTCTTTTCCATATAGCGTCTTTTCTAGCAAGATCGAGAGCCCTTTGGTCATTTAGGTTGGCTTGAAGAGCAGCTGGGAGTTTTAATAAAAGTTCATCAAGTTGATTCATTTTTAGAAAATGAATATAGTTTTTATTTTTCAATTTTTTAAAATATTTCATTAGATTTCGTCTTTGGAAAAACGCGTTTGAGTGTTCCTTCTGTAATTAGTTGTTCTGCATAGTCACTTGCTTTTAGTCCAATTTTTTCCAACTGTTCAATAATAGTTTGGTCTTGGTAATCGACGCGATAATAGTAACCTCCGCATGGAGGTCCAGCTGAATAAATTTTAATATCACAATCTTTGTAATGTGCAATGACATCTAAAAACTTTTCATGAATTTCCAACCATTCCCCATTACCAATTCCAGGGTTTTGTAGGAAAAGAATTGAATATTGACGACTACCAATCCAGCTGCCCATCGACCTAGACGTCATTGGAGCTGCCACCAAAGTACCATCGTAACTGTAGGCAAACCCAGTTGGTGGAGGTGCGTAGAGATGTGGATCATCTTGTGGGTTTGTGAAATCGAATTCGCGTCCTGTGTCACAATTCATTTTTAGAAAATGAATATAGTTTTTATTTTTCAATTTGTTAATGAAAATTAGACATCCAAAACTCGAATTATAGAGTTTATTATCACTTGTGAAACAACTCTTTGTATTTATATATTTATAAATATATAAAACTTTTTTTCAATTATCCTTAATCGACGTAAGAATCGATAATCGACTCTTCCTTTTCTTTTTTAGGTACAGTCCATGGGCGCAATTCTGACAATTCTGTATCATTTTGAACAGTAAACATTATTTTGCATTCCAATTTCCTAAAATAAGGAATGCATTTTCGATTCCATTCCAATTCAAACTTTTCAAATTTATCTATAAATATATACAAGAAACCATGCGGATCTCGCAAACGTCCACCGGCCTGCATCATATTGTGAGGCATACCTAATAAAAAGACATATTTAGCCTTGCAATCCATGCCACGCGACGAACCCATCATTCCTGCAATTAAAATTCTTCTAGTTTTATCAAGATTTTGTTTTCCAACAGTTTTATAATCTACGTCGTAACCAGCCCCAGAAAATTTATCATAAAGCCAACGAATATTTTCTTGTCTTGGTGATAAAACTAGACATTGCCCATCTTTAGATTTTTCTGCAACCAAATTAAAGATTAACTTGTTTCTTGCTTTATTTTCTGCTAAAGACTTGTCAATTTCATGTTTATCTATCTGCGTATCACCTAATACATTTGTGACAATTTGTAAATTTGGTATAAAATTTGTTTGAACTTTAATAGCTGTTACATTTTCTTTAGTAACAAATCTATATATAAATTCTTTTTCTGGACCAAAATATTTATGGAGTGTCTTATCTAGACCATTTGATTTTTTCGTGGTTGCTGACAGTCCTAATAAATAATCTGGACAAATTTTAGGAAACAGGGGAAAAAAGCTTTTTGCTGGAGCTTGATCTACTTCATCTAATACTACGGTTTGGAATCGTGACAAGAATGTAACTGGCAACGTTGCAGCTTTTTTAAGACCAACAATAACGATTTGTGCAGATTCTGATGGTTCTTTTTTATTTTTATACCATTCTACTTTGGCATTGGAAAACTTTTTCAATTCATCATATGTTTGTTGTTGAACGTCTAAATTAAAAACAACCCACAATGTCACACGCCCTAATCGTCGAACAGTTTCTATTGCACAAAGCGTTTTTCCATAACCGGTTGAGAACCAGTAAAAGGCGTGTCCTTGTGTTACAAGTTTATCAATCCCCAATTGTATAGTTTCTTCTTGATTTCTGTCTTCCTCTTTATCATCTGGGTTATCACCACCATTTCCTGTAAATGGGTCTTTTTGATAATCGAAAAGAATCTTATATCTAGGTGTTTTAAAATGCTTTCTATATGATTTCCCGGAAATTCCTATAGCACGAGGACATACATAAAAAGTTTCCGTTTCTACATATAATTTATGAGTTTTTGGATATGGTTTAAAATTCGTTCTTAGTTCTTTAACTTTGCTATGTTTTAAAAGTTGTATTTCGTCCTTTTTTGTTAAACTAGCTTTTTCAACAAAAATAGACATTTTATTTTATTTTAAAATATTTTTTAAATTTCAATTTAAAATGTCTTGTTCATCATTACGTTCAACACACAATATTTGTGTTTCAAATTGTTCAACGAATTCTTGCCCATGTGAACCAAATTCAGCATTTTCATTCAGACCATTAAAACCATGTTTAGAAATATTAGACAATGGAAACTTTACACAAGCTCAAATTATTAACATTATGTGTCAAGAAGTAGCTAATAGATATGAGGCATGTTCAACAATTACATTTCAAACTACATTACAATTTATGCAATGTATGGGATTAACAAATTGGCCTATATTTAGCTGTCCCGTTGAAATAACTCTTGTTCAAGAGCAAGTTTCTTTTGTTGCAGCAACTATCATAGGAGGTGTTGCAACCCCCACAAATATAACTGTCACACCAATTGGACAATACGCTATTACAATTAACGGAAATCCATGTGTAACTGATAGCATACTAACAGTTGCATTTAATGATATAACTCCTATAGAAAGAGCACAAATTTGTGATACTACAATACCATGTATACAAAATCCAATTGAAAACTAAAATTGAA